ATAAGGGGGGTAAAACGAAATGTGTAAAGACCTACTGATAGGGAAAATAACCATACAATAAGAATATCAATAAGTTAGACGGGTGAAGAGTAAGAGGAATGTGCAAAACGAAAAGTGGCACAGGCTTTACACTGGGCTTACATCGGTGGCCTGTTTTGAACGGTTTTTAAACGGTTGCTTTACATTGGAGCTTACACCGGTTTATATTGGGCCTGTACGGGCGCAAATGAGGCGCACAGGGGCGTTTTGTTGGCTCGGATGGGCATTTGATTGTCGGAGTGGTAAAGAGGTTTTAAACGGTCTCTTTTCTTTTGCCTGATTTTGGCTGTGATGGTGGAAAATATTTCTTTTATTATTCCATATAATTATTATTTGGTATATTTGCGAGAAAGAAAATACCAAATCGTTATGACAAAAGTTATTCATGTGCATTTACTTTACGAGAAGAAGAATTATTATTTTGGCAGCCTTTCAGCCATCTTCGACGTACTGACGGAGGCAGAAGTCGGGATTACCAAAAGCAGCCTTTTGCATGCTGGATTGACGGATGGTGGCTGCAAGATTACCAAACGGGCGATGATTATCCAGTCGCACCTAATAAGAAGCGGTAAGTAGTTGTTTTATTAGTGTTTAAGTCGTATTCAAACGACTTTCTTTATGATAGCGGGTTTTCTACTGGTTTGAACGGTCGGAAATACCGCTTTTTTTGTGTTGGAGTGACGATTGGCGTGACAAAAAGTGTGACACTATTTCTATTACAAAAACGAAATGTATTGTAAAACGTGACAAAAGGAGTGACAAAATAGCCTTTTTATAGTGTCGATTAAAGGGGGTATATAGTATAAATATATCCCTTTTTGTGTCTTTATATACATAATTGTAGGGGTAAAAAGGCATATTAGTTATTTATTCTCGCATATATATATGATTTCAAAAACCTATATATCAGTTGTTTATGTGAATTTATCTCAACACCTTCATACGGCATTCGCAATATTTGAATCTGCTGCAGCCGAAGCAAGTTTTTTAAGCTCTCCTTCAAGTTGCTTTATTCGCTCTTTTAATGCTCCTATTTCTTCTACCAAGATTTTGTTTTCTGCTTTTTCTTCTTTATACATATTATAGTAAATAGAATTTTCAACCGTGGATTCGACCGACAGTTCTTGCATTTTAGCTTGTGGTTGTTCCTTGTTTTTTTGAAGCATACTACCAATACCTGTAAGAAGCCATAAGGCATTTATTATCGGGAAAGCCAATACAATATTCTGTAATGTTAAAGAGCCAACATTGCTTCTTCCTTTACAGATTTCTGTAATCATAGATGTACTTATTCCTATTTTTGATGCAAAATCCTTATTATTAGAAACTTCGCCTGATGATGTAAGATATTCCAAGACTTCTTTAAAGCGTAAACTAATACTGTTCATGTGTTAAATATTACAGAATACTGAATTTTATTTCTCAAAAAACATCCATATTACAGAATACTGTATTATATTTGTAGCGTATTCAAAATATGAACACGCCCCAAAGATACAAAAAGGGCAGCATATAAACGAATATTAGAAGTAAAACTTAAAAATGGCAAAGGATATGAATGACGAGATTAAAGAATGGCAGACACAAAGCGTGAAGCACAAAGTCGCTTACGTGTTGATGATGGACGGTATCAGTTTCAGATACACTGAAGAGACCGGGATTGTGTTTTCCGCTCCCGATTTTTATGTAAAGAATCTTATCCGGCGCTTGATGAGCTGCTACGGCGTGAGTTTGAAACCGATTATAAACGAATATAAATAAGAAACGATGAAGGCAAAAGTGATTATCGCTCAGGCGACGGCAGAAACAGCCGGATTTCTTTACGAACTGGTTAAGAGAATGGCAGAGAAAACGGCTATCAAGGCTTATCCGAGTGTGGACTATCAAGCCGTGTTCTTCCCGGTAGATAAACACGACCTGTCTTTTGTGAAGCGGGTATTGGCAGATAGGGACTTTCTTTTTAAGGTGGAAAATGCTGAATAATAACATTAAAAATCAAGTATATGAAAGTAATTCGAAAGTCAGGTAACCGTAATAGTTGGCAAGAAATGGATATCGAGAGCCGTCAGGCCGTGTATTTAGCGGAACGATTGGTGGAGGATAAACGCGGCGTAGAAACCGGAGGTAAACGCTACAACAACTGTACGCTGGAGATACGCTATGGAAACAATATCTATAATACACAGATTGACATAGTGGATAACGACGGCTTGGTAATAGCCTTCTACTCCGATGGCTATTTCTACGACAGTACATGTAAGCAACAAGTGGAATTATTCTAAGGCAAATAGATTGTGGGTTAGGACAGCCCGGAAAGATGGGCGGGTGATTAGTTCAGTCAGGTAGAACAGGCGAAACTTATCCATAGAAGCCATTGTCCCCGGTTCGAATCCGGGATCACCCACAAGTAAGTAACAACAATAACGGATTAAAACAGATATAGAAATGAAGAGACGAATCATAGTTGAGCATGGGGAGGTAAAGCGGATCGCTTTACTGATGAACTGCACCTACGAGATGGTGTCGCATTCGCTGGCTTACCGAAAGGATACCAAGCTGGCGAAGGCGATCCGGAAAATGGCTTTGATGCGTGGTGGTGTCGAAGTGGGTGACGAACCGGTAAATGATACAAGCCATGAGGAAGAATTTGTTAAAACCGTTTGAAGGTGAATTTGTTTGGTGGCACACCCTTACCGGAAAAGAAAAGCTATATGTCGTTTACTTCCTGCTCAGTTTTACCTTGATGGCGGGATTGACGGACGGCAATTCGATTTGGGTGATGTTTTTGGCAGTATTGAACTTCGGCAATTCCGTGCGTCTGATAAAAAGAGTGCCGATAGACAAACTGGAAGATTTTTAGTAAGTAAAACAGCTGAGTGATGGAATATTTCGAAAACGAACTATGCGTAACCTACGAGGAACTTACTTCAGGGGATGATCCTATAATAAGTGGGGCTACCTTACGGCAAAACATTAAACGCGGTAATATTAGACGTGCCCAACGTGGCGGTGGCGAAGGCTCCTACGCATTGATTATCTATTCCTCGCTCCCTGAAAAATACAAGGCCCGTTATGTGGCGAAATATGGTGATCCGGTAGAAGCATTAAAATTACAACGTATGAGAAACAGGGTGAAAATAGACGAAAAGGCAAGAGAGTTTTACGAGACGTTCAAATATGACATGAACGGTGTTCAAACAGGGCTTAGCAAAAAGCTGATAGCAGAATATACTTTGAACGCTTCGGTGTTGAATACCTTGGTGTGTGACTTGGAAGATAAGACGACCAACCGGAAGATGTTAGGCAACAGCCTCAATACTTTGTGGGAATGTGTCGCCGCCACCAGCGAGAACCTGCGTAAAATCTATGGGCATACCCTGCCGGAAAATCTTGCACGACTGAGGGGGAAAATCCGATGCTACAAATTACAGGGATACCCTTCCCTTATTTCCGGCAAGGTAGGCAACGCCAGTACGTTGAAGATAACCGAGGAGGCAGGTCGTTTCCTGATCGCTTTGAAACGCAGCCGGGTTCCGGTTTATACCGATTCACGGATATTCGAGGAGTATAACCGGGTGGCACCGGAAAAGGGCTGGAAGGAGCTGAAAAGCAAACGCAGCTTGACGATGTGGTTTAACCGCCCGGAGATACAGCCGCTTTGGTGGGACGCCGTACATGGCGAGATGTCGGCGCACCAGCGTTTCGGCCGCAAGCACCGTACGGAACTGCCTTCACGCCGCGACACGCTTTGGTATGGCGACGGTACGAAACTGAACTTGTATTATCAGGATGAGAACGGGGATATGCGCACCACGATGGTGTACGAGGTGGTGGATGCCTACAGCGAGGTGCTGCTGGGCTATTACATCAGCGATCACGAGAATTTCGAGGCACAATACAACGCCTACCGCATGGCCGTGCAGGTTAGCGGGCACAAGCCTTACGAGATCGTGCACGACAACCAGGGCGGACATAAGCGGCTGGAGAAGGAAAAGGGAAAGAAAGAGCCGGGTTTCTTTGATCTGATCTGCCATGTGCACCGCCCGACAGCCCCCTATAGCGGGCAAAGTAAGACGATAGAGAGCATCTTTAACCGTTTCCAACAACAGGAATTGAATAAGGACTGGCGGTTTACCGGTATGAACATTACCGCCAAAAAGGAGAGCAGCCGTCCGAATTTGGAGTTTGTCGAGGCGAACAAGGACAAACTTTTCACTTTGGAGGAACTGAAAGCCCACTACGCTGAAGCACGCAAGGCCTGGAACGAGGCCAAACATCCGGCGACCGGGATTCCCCGCATTGAGATGTACGAAAAAAGTGTAAACGAGGAGACGGACGTGGTGACGGTCTATGACATGGTGGATATCTTTTGGATATGGACGAAAAAGCCTGCCACCTTCACTGATTCGGGCATAGAGATCACCATCGGCGACAAGAAACTGCCTTACGAGGTGTACGAGCGTCCCGGCGTGCCCGATCATAAATGGCGCATGAAAAATACCTATCGCCGGTTCTATGTCAAGTATGATCCGAACGACCTTCGCGGTATTCGCCTGTATTGGGAGGACAATGCCGGTGGCCGGCGGTTCGAACGGGTGGCCGAGCCTTATATGGTCATCCATCGTGCCTTGCAGGACCAGACGGAGGGCGAGGCCGCCTTTATACGTCGGGAACAGGAAGCGAACATTCAGGATCGTATCGACCGTCAGGTGATTGCCAAAGAAATAGAATATGCCTACAATGTAGCTCCGGAACAGCACGGTCTGAGTACACCGAAACTGAAAGGTGTAACCGCCGAGGTGCAACGTGAAATCGACCGCCGTACAGGGAAGTATAGCCGGAATCCGGAAGAATATCGTATCGGTCGTGCGACTAAGAAAGCCAGCCTCCTTACCTGGGATCAACTGAAGGAGAATAAGGTTGTTGACATGCGCAAGGTGGCAGGCAAACTGTAAAGCAAGAAATTATAATCTATAAAATATAAACGATATGAACGAACTAAGTACCAAAGAAAAGGACGTGATCCGTGAGGCACTCCGGACATACGTCGCCAAATATCCGAGCCAGAACAAGGCAGCGGGCAGCTTGAAGAACACCAGTGTCGGCACGATCAGCAGTATCATGAACGGCAAGTATGAGAATATCTCGGACGAGATGTTTCGTAATATCGCCTCACAGGTAGGCTGTCGGTCGAAAGATACCGGCTGGCAGATCGTGGAAACGTCCGCCTATCAGGAAATCCGTTATGCGCTGGATGATGCCCAGCGTTGGCGTAACGTGACGTGGGTGGTCGGCGAGGCCGGATGCGGAAAGACGACGACGGCACGCCTTTACACGGAAGAGCACAAGGAGGTTTTCTATATCCTTTGCTCCGAGGACATGAAGAAGGGCGACTTCGTGCGTGAGATCGCCCAAAAGGTCGGGATCAAGACGGACGGGCACAATATCCGTGAAATCTGGAGCCTGATCCTGGACGACGTGATACAGATGGACGCGCCGCTTTTGATCTTCGACGAGGCGGACAAGCTGACCGAGCCGGTGTTCCATTACTTCATTAGCATGTACAACAAGCTGGAGGATAAAAGCGGAATCGTTTTCCTTTCCACTGACTACATCAAGAAGCGCATCAGCCTCGGTTTGCGTCACCAGAAACCCGGATATAAGGAGTTTTTCAGCCGTATGGGGCGTAAATACTTCGAACTGGAGGAAACGACCGCCGGCGATGTTTACTCCATCTGTGTGGCCAACGGAGTGCAGGATAAGAAGAAGATCGAGGAGGTGATCCGGGATGCCGAGCCGTGCGACTTCGACCTTCGCCGCGTAAAGAAGGCAATCCACCGAGCTAAACGGATGGGTGAGTAAAACAGCGTTTTAATAACATTCAAACACCGTTCAAAAGATATGAAACGAGCATTGAGCGTCCGGGATATACTGGACAAAAAATATAATACTTTCCCCTTCGAGGGAAAATGGAAAGAGGCGTTCGGAACACCGGAGCGTGTCGGCGTGTGGTTTATCTGGGGAAACAGCGGTAACGGTAAGACGTCGTTTGTCATGCAACTTTGCAAGGAGCTTTGCAAGTATGACCGTGTGGTTTACAACAGCTTGGAAGAGGGTGCGTGCCTGACGGTACAGAACAACCTGAAGATGCACGGCATGTCGGAAGTAAGCCGTCGGCTGGCTTTCATACAGGAGGACATGGAAGCGTTAAAAGCCCGCTTACGTCGCCACAAGAGTTATAACATCGTGGTGGTTGACAGTTTCCAGTACACCCGCATGAGTTACCGTGACTACATCGCGCTGAAAGAGGCTTTCCCCGGCAAGCTGTTCATCTTCATCAGCCATGCCAAAGGCAAGAACCCGAAAGGTGACGCGGCCGAAAGCGTGATGTATGATGCCACGCTGAAAATATGGGTCGAGGGAGGAAAGGCTTTCAGCAAGGGACGGTTTATCGGTGAGACCGGCGAGTATGTCGCCTACCCGAGGCTGGCCGAGGAGTATTGGAGTGACAATGGGATAAAAGCGGTGGGCCATGAATAAGAAAAAGGTTTACCAGTTAGGTATGGAGCCGCAATACGCCGCCCATGTGATCTTGCTCTGGAACGAAGGCGAATACCCCTGCGACATCCGGATACGGCGTGCCAAGACCGCCGGTCTGATAGTTGTCGAGGTCGAGGAACTGGAACTGGCTAATAAAATCGTGAACGCCACCCGTTGCAAGGTGGCGATAAAGGAAGTCGAACAACATAAATAACAGGATCATGGATGAAGTGATAGAAGCAATCGTAAACGATGCGGTGGAAAGAGCAACGGCCTTTTCCCCCGGCGACCAATCATTCATTTACAGTGAAGTCTCAGACCGCCTGTCGGATTTATCGCATACGGCACTGGTGACCGAGTACGGATTTAAAGAGGAGGACTTCGAATGAGCAGGAATTACGCACGTTTTTATACCCTCCTTAACCGTTTGCCCACAGAGGATAAGGATGAGTTGAAAGCCTCGCTGGTCAGCCAATACACCGGAGGACGCACCGAATCGCTCCGGGAAATGACCTTTAACGAGTACGACGCCATGTGCGAGGACATGCAGCGTATGGATGAGAATTACAAGGCGCGGGAAATCTACCGTGAGCAGCTACGGCAGAAACGCTCCACGGTGCTGAGGTTGATGCAAAAGCGGGGCATTGACACGACCGACTGGAACCGGGTGGACGCCTACTGCCAGAATCCCCGGATCGCGGGCAAAAGGTTCGCCCGGCTGACGACCGAGGAACTGGATACGGTGGCCATCAAACTCCGGATCATCCAAAGGAAAGACAGGGAAAAGAACACGGATTATTCACAACTAAATTAATTAAAGCTATGACAGAAGAAAGAAAAGCCGTTGAAATGACGGATGAAGAACTGAAACAGTTTGAAGCATTTAAGGCAGAACAGGCCGCCAAGCGAGCCAAGGAACAGGCCAAACGTGACCGCGAGGCCTACAAGGAACTGGTGGACGAAACGATCGAGGGGGCGATCCCGGACTTGCAAGCGGTCAGCGACTGCATCAAGACCGTGAAAAACGGTGTACTGAATAACTTCCGCCGTGTGATCGACATGAAGTCGGAAGTCTTGAAATTGAAAAAGGACGGCCAACGCACAGACACCTTTACCAATTCAGCTGGAGACAAGCGTATCACCGTAGGGTATTATGAAACCGACGGCTACCGCGACACGGTGGAGGACGGTATCGCCATCGTAAAGGAGTATATCGAGGGGCTTGCCAATAATGAGGAAACGAAGGCGCTCGTTAAGATGGTACTCCGTCTGTTGGCCCGTAATGCCCAAGGAACGCTGAAGGCAAGCCGTATCGTCCAGCTTCGTAAGATAGCCGAGGAATCGGGAAACGAGCGTTTCATGGAAGGCGTGCAGATCATCGAGGAGGCCTACCAGCCGGCCATCAGCAAACAGTTCATCCGGGCCGAGGTCAAGAACGACAACGGGGCATGGATAGCGATACCATTAGGAATGACAGAGGCATGAGCAAGCAACAACACGCGCTATTGATCCAGCCGCCGCTCTTCCCGAAAGAGTGTCCTACCGAACGGGTCGAGTTCGGCGGCTTCCCCTGTAGTTATTGCCACGGCAACGGCTGGTTCTGGGGAGTGGATGATTACGGGGAGCGCGTCAAACAGGATTGCCCCGTGTGTAAAGGGAATAAACGTCTGAAGGCGGTCGTAACTATCGCCTGGCAGCCGGATGAAACAGGTAAGAACAGATAATCAAAATGAATATGAACAACATTTTAAACAAATTCAGAAGAAAACCGGCGGAACCTGTCAAAACGGAATTCCCGGCACCCAAACGTGAAAAGACGATCCCACCGCATATCGTGGTCTGCAAGGTTTGCGAAGGCAAGGGGACGAAAGAGGGTGCGATTTGCCCGCAGTGTAAAGGCTCCGGGCGTGTAATCGTATCGTGCGAGGTAACAACGTATGTATCGGCTTATGTGCCGGAAGACGCCACATAAGAGTGGAAAGTCGCGGAGGCATACGGGAAAATAAAAACCGCCTTCTTTTCCGAGTTATCACAAATACGGGAGAGAAGGCGGTTTTATAAAAAGAAATGAATTAAATGGCCTTGGACGGGCTTTGTAAAATCCATATTGATATGAGAAAGTACATTGGAACAAAACAGATTGAAGCTGAACCTATGACAAAAGGTGATGCGTTTGGGAAACACTTGCTTAGAGAAGGAATCTATGCAGAAGATTTTGATAAGCCCGGCTATCATATCCGTTATGAAGACGGATATGATAGCTGGAGTCCTAAAGATGTGTTTGAAAAGGCATACCATGTAGCTGATACACCTCTTGATCGTATGTATATCGAATATAATGAGTTGATGGACAAACATAATAAGTTAGTCCTGTTTCTTGGCCGAAAAGATGCTGTTGAAATAGCCGGTGAAAATCAGGTTGCTTTAATGGAGCAGCAAAAAATACAGATGCACGACTACCTTCTCACATTGAAAGAGCGCATTGACTTAATGAAGAAATAAATATTGGCATACGGTGGTTGAATATCTACCGTGTGGTTCATAACTAAATAAAATTGAAACAATTTTAAAACAATGAATTATGGGATATGATTTGATACCAAAGAAAAAGGGGGTCGATTGTAAAAGCGGAATGATATTTACATGGCCCGTCATACTGAACGAAACCGGTGCTTGCTACCTGTTCGGCTATGGGGACCACACATTTTCTCCGGGAAAATATATTTATGACGGTTCCCGGAAAGATGGCAGTCCGGTAAGCAATGACGGATTTGAAGTCACAAAAGAAGAAGCCTGTATCATGGCGAGGCTCTTTAGGGGGTATGTCTCTGTAAAAAGGGGGTTGAAGGAAGAATGGGACCAGCTGTCGGAACAGGCACAAATCAAGATCAAATCTATGTTAGGGGAAAAAGCGGAACCACCGGCTGAAGAGTTCTTGCATAAGATAGAAATGCTGGCAGATTTCTGTGAACAGTCGGAAGGCTTTAATATCTGTTGAATATGAATGCGACAGATCAAGCCAAATTATGTAAGGCAGGTTATACCATACTTCGCCGGATGGATTATCCTTCTCCATGCATAAAATTCAAAAGTGAAGCCAATCCGCATAGCTGGAAAAGATACGGCGATTATTACCCCAGCAAAGCGGAAAGGGACAGGAGCATGAAACGTTTATTGCAAAGTAACGATATAATAGAGGATTGAATTATGAACATGAAAGATTTAGGACTGGTTCCCAGTGTGGCACAATGCGTCAAAGATGCCGAAGGAACGGCGGAAATTATCAAGGAACAAATCCCACGATTGAGAAGTAGAGCCAAAAAACGGCAAAGTGAGAGAAGTCTTGAGTTTTTCGAGGCGGTGGTTTACCACTTGAAACGATTGCAACAGTTGGAATCGACGAAATAACCGGATAATAATTAGCAATCGGCGGAACAAAAAGCTGTCCCGCCGATTGTTTTTTGGGGTGATTGGTTTAAACAAACTTAAAAACCATCTGTTCCAAACAAACTTAAAGGCCGATGCCGCCTTGAAATACGGTATAAAGCTGTACTTTTGTATTAAATACATTGATTCTATGGCCAAAGGACGAGACAAACAGCTGATCAGAGAACGAAATGAAGCCCTGTGCCGCCGTTACTATTATTGGACGGAGGCGCAGAGCGTCCGCTTTGACCGTGCCCTGAAGATACTCTCCAAAGAGTTCTTTTTGTCGGAGGAGCGTATCATGGCCATTATCCGTGAACGCAGCAAGGTCGATCCGGATATCCACCCGGTCCCCAAAGTCCGTGCGCCCCGTTTAACCTTCAAACAGCTTTCCCTGTTCACGGACGATGCCGGCTATCCAATAGCGCAGATTCATCGCGATAGCTGAACGAGAACACAAATTCATATACCTTGATGTTTCCGGGCAGGGTATAGTCCCGGCTTTTGACTCTGACCAGTTCGTCCATGTTCCGGCAGAACTGGAAGTTTTGCAGTGTCCGGTATAGTTTCCCGGCCATTTCCATACGTTCCCTGATACGCCCGGTCGTTCCGCTTCCGATGTGGGTATCGTGGTAACAGTCGATGCCCAGCCGGACAGTCAATGTTATTTCTCCCGCCTGCGTTCCCAGCCCGATGTCTTTCCAGTCCGCTTCGGTGTTTCCTACCAGTACGCATGGAAACGTCACCGGATAAAAATCCTCGTTTTCCGAATCCATTCCTTCCAGTTGGCCGTAGTCCTCGTCGATGTAGGCTATTTCCGGCATTTCATTTTCTATCCTTTCCAGGAGTGCGATGTACAGTTCTTCCATGTTGTTTATTTTAAAATGTTCCTTATTTCCGTTTCGATGGTTTGCCTGATTTGTTTGTTCAATTCCGTGCTTTCACCGATAAACTGGCGTTGAGGGATTTTTACCTTCAGCTTTTTCTTCCGGGTAAGGGCGAGCCCTTTCCACATACCGGCCTCCGGCGGCAGTTCCCTTTGCCTTGTTTTCCCCTTTCTTTTCCCCTTAGCGGCCTTTTTTCGTATGCCCGCCGCCTTGTAATACATCGCCCACGCGAACTTCCGCATCCGGGGTGTCACGGTCGGACGCGTCTCGCCTCCCCAGTTATGCAGCGGGGCGTATTTCACGTCGTTGGCCACCCTGACGCGGTAGTCTCCCGGCGTATATTTGACGGATGAGAACAGATGGTTGCGCCGTGAGAGCAGCGGGCCGTAACCTGCCGCCGCAGACCTGGAGCCGGACCGCTGGCGTTTTGTCACCGGCCAGCGCCGCAGGCCGCCATTGACAAAGCCTCCCTTGCGGAAGTTCTCCTGGTAATGGTCTTTGGCCATGCGTCCCACCTTGACGGGCAGCTCGCGTCTCATGAGCGTGTCCAGTTTCTTCCGCTTGGCCTTGAGCAAGGCTGAAAAATCTTTTATATCCATATTATTGTTGTCCTTTCAAATAAAAACCGTACTTTTGTGAAAACTATCTTTTTATGAACATACCTCAAGCAGTAATTAGCGAAGCGCAGCACCTTATTGATATGTATGGTCGCCACTTCAAATATCTCGGCAATCATGAGGGACAGGAAGCATGGCTGTTTGTCCTCCCGGATGATATAGATGCCGGTTATCCCTGCCTTTACCTGTATAAGGATAATCAGGCGGTGGAAGTTTGCGGCCCGGAGGTGTTCGATTTTATAGGTTTATATACCGCTGACGTCGAAGATGTCGCTGAAATTGACATTGAATAGTTTATTGTCTATTCTGAGTATTCCTCTTGTACTTATGGGTTGGGTCGCCCCCGAACCGCATAATTCATCAATACTTCTTCTTGCTCCGAGTTTCTCGTCATAAACCTGCGGTTCTATGTATTTCAATCCTCCATCGGCAAAACGTTGCAAAATGGTTGCGTGCCCGCCGCCACCTCTCCAGCCGATGGTAAGAATATAAACCCCTTCTTCCTTACATGCCTCCTCGAAATATTCCCTGTAGCGTTTTTCCGTCATGCTCTTGTAGCCTTTTGAAAGCATCCAGTCATGGGTGAGTACCGGTTTCGCGGCTGTTCCGTCAGCGTTTAACCATGCCTCAAAAGAATGCTGGCGGCTCAAATATTCGGACAAGGAGCCGGGCGTTTTTCCTTTGGCCGTCACATCGAATCCCCGCAGACGTAACATATATGCCGGTGAGCAGGTCTGGCAGTTATTAGCATATACTTCATGGCTTTTTTTGTAAGCGGGATTAAGGCTAAACCTGTTGCCTTTTTTATCCATATATGTTCCTGCCGGGTTGGGTATGAATTTTTTGACATACTTTGGATTTGCGTTCTGCTTGTCCGCCTCTTCCACGCTCATGGGTTTGCCTTTGGTGATCCCGAGAACTTTTTCCAGTTCAAGGTTATGCATGGCGATGGCCTTCTTTTCCTCATACGTCAGGTTACCCGGCATTTCCGCTATCATTTCGTTTATCCGTCTTGTCAAGGCGTCCACCGCTTCCTTGGCTCCCGTATGGGCCTCGGCCATATACGGGTGCTTGTCCGAGAACAGTCTGGCGTCCTTACCCGGATTGTTCTCCAGCCCGTCCTGCGGCTTGTCGGCGGGATCGAAGTCGGGTAGGGGGGTAGGCTCCTCGTCCGTGGATGAGAGGGAACACTTGCAGTTCCATCGGTCGCCCGGCCGATGTTTATTCCAGAACGGGTCATCAACGGGCCGTATCGTTCCCCAGAACCGGCGGTGGTCGGCTCCCGGATGCAGTGAGGTGGACGGCATCCATTTCAGGTTGGGTAGCACGTCCTTCTCACGTTCAAACTGTCGCCAGTCGGCGGCCTGGTGCGCCCGGATTATCGCCGTATCGTATTCGGTCTCCAGCCACTGGTAGATTTGATGGTTCGCAATGGGCATGACTTCTTTCGCCCACCGTTCGAACGGTTTTAAAACACCGTTCGAATCGAGCAGCAGCGCGGCCATGTCGTTCTGCATCCGGTGTACCTTGAAGGCGGCGAACACGGCGTTGTTTCGTTTCAACTCCTCGTAGAAGTCATGATCCGGATCATCCGCCGGACGCTTTCCGAACCCTTTATCGGTGGCGATGTCGAGCGTATCCCAGACGGCACGGAACATCTGAAGCTCGATGTCCGTCATGGGGTGGAAGTCCTTTTCGTAGATGCGGCGCACGAATGCCTCCAGTATGTCCCGATCAAAGGTGAAACCGGAGGATACCTCGCCCGCGGCATCCCGGTAAAGGGTGTCGACTACCAGTCTAAAGCCGCCCCGTCTTTGTGCGGGGCGTGGTCGAAAAAACTCTTCAGCCACGCCATGAAGTTCCTTTTCTGTCTCCCCGTGGGGGCTTCATCCTCTTTGTCCGGCTTTTCCCCGGACTTTTCTTTTTTGCCTTCCGGCGGAACGGGCGAGGCCGGTGCTTGTGCCTTTTGGGCGGCTTCCGCTTTCAGCTGCTTGTAGTTCTTCGGTTTCTCTATGCCGAACTTTTCATAGAGGAAATCGTCATCGATGGGCAGGTTGAAGTCCCTTTTCAGGGTGGAGAGGACAGTCATTTCGGTTTTCGTGTCCGTTTCCTTCTGCTCGGGGAAACAGAACTTTCCGCCGGAGGTATCGATGCCCATTACCTGGAAAATGTCGGTCATGTCGTAGTTAAGCACGTTCAGCAGGAAACGGCAATCCGACTTCAGCTTTTTGTCCTCCACCTTCTTGTGTACCGTGCCCAGGGCCTGTGTCCCGGTCTTGGAGGCTTCCGTGGTCAGCGTGTTGCCCAGTACCAGTTTCGATATCTCGCTGTTGCAACGCTCGCAGAGTTTGTCGTATAGGTCTGCCGATCCGCTCTTGTTACCCGCTTCCCTGAGGTTCAGTTCCGTATCCTTGCCGTGAATGAACACGCCCAATGATCCGATGCCCGTCGCGTCCTCGATGGCGCGCTGGCGTGCCTCGTCGTCGTCTGTCTCGTAGGTGTACTCCTGTATGGGCATCCCGAAGACTTCGGCGAACTGCGCCCAGTCGGCCATGTCGTTACGCTTGTAGATAACCCACGGCGCGGCTTTTGCCAATAACCCCATATCGTCCTTGTCCCCGACAAAGAGCAGGTCGGGGTATTCATCCCACGGGGTTCCCGTGATGTCCGTCTGGTGGCGTAATATGAGGCGGCGCACGGGGTCGGCGTGCTTACGGGGAATAAGGTCGTAGTTGATCCACGGCCCTTCGCGGTAGAACTGCATGAGCGAGAATCCCCACCAGCGGGCGGCAAGGATATCCTCGATGCAGCGCCGGAACCACGGCGACTGCAACTGCTCGTTTATGCGCTCGTCCGGTTTCCCGTCGCGCTGGAACTCTATGTCCAGTGCCAGCACGGCCTCGACCCTTTTGTCGATGACGCTGGACAGGTGCGTGTCCATCAGTATGTCGCTGTACAGGTCGTACAGTTTGAACCGGCGTGAGTAGTCCACGTTCTCGAAAGCGTGGATGGCCGCCGTTATGTCGGCGATGTCGATGCCGAAACGTCTGGGCTGCGTGAGTACGATGGTCTGCGTGCCCGTGATGCCCGGCCGGCGCAAGTTCCCGCCTACGGTGATGCGCCCTGTATTTTTCTTTCTTCTTCCCATAGCTTAAAAATAGTTTGAACGTTTGCGGTTGCTTTTTATGATAAAGCCGGAGCGTGTCCGGCGTTCTTCCTGCGGTAGCAGCGGTGCGCCGTCGATGCTGATGTCCCCGGCCGCCACTGCCTTCATCCACTCTACGGCCCGCTCGTAGCGGTCCTTGCGCGTCTGGGACAGTTTCTGTGGGTTGTGGATGCAGAAGATGTGGTACACCGTGATGTCGATGGCCATCATCAGCACCAGTTGGTTGCGTTCGTCTCCTGTCATCGAGAACAGCTTGTCGCAGTCGTACCTTCGCGACAGGTAGCCCCGCATATCGGTGACGGCACGGTCCTCACATATCTCCACGATGGACTCGTCCTCACGTGTCAGCGCGTCCAGTATCTCGCGGTGGATGCTGGCGTCATAATCTGTCAGTTCGATAAATTGGCTCATTGTCTGTACTTGTTGTTTTTGCGCAACACGCTGCGGGCGATCTTCTTTGCCGGTTCCATGTCGCGCTGTTTACGGTCTATGATACGGTTCCCGCCTTCCACGCAGTCCGGCCCGTCGGCGGGATATGTAAGCTGTAGATTGAAGAGCCGGAACTGGTCTGCCAGTCGCTTCATGTGCGGATTGTCCCGTTCCGCCTCGTTAAAAATGAGGTTCCCTTCCCGGTTGAGCGGTTCGAGGTTGGCTTCGATGCGGGTGGCCTTGTCTGTTTTCTTATCCTCGTCGCCTCTGATGTAGAGTTCCACGCCCTGCTCGCGGCGTACCTTTCTGACCAACGGTTGGAACACCTGCTGGAAGAAGGGGTCTTGCAATTTGTTGTTCTCCATGTAACAGTACACGGGGCATCGTCCGCCTACGAAGTCCAGCAGCTGCACGTACCACTGGATGAACTCCGCGTTCAATCCCCGGTCGAGGAATGCCTTGATGACGTATAACCGCCCGCTGATTTTTCCCAGGAGGCAGAGCGCCTTTGTGGAGCTCTTCTTGCTTTTGTTCTCGCCCGGTGAGGGGTCGCCGTAGATGACGAGGAACTTGAATTTGGAGAGGGCGGGCACTTTCCCGTAGGCGATCTCCTGGAACACCTCGCCGTCGGCCACCGGGTTGTTGAAAAACTCCTTCTGGGCCGCGGACGCGCTGACCAGGGAGAGGAACAGGTCGATGTCCTCTTCCGAGTTCTTCTCGGGCCATGAGGATACGCCGTTTTTACCCCGTATGTTGATAATATCCACATGCCCGATGCCCTTCGCCTTCAGTTCCTCCGCCTTTTCGATGGCGCGTGTGATGCAGCAGTCCGCCGCGATGATGTTCCCGTTGAACAGCACCCTGTAATGTCCGGATACGGACATGGTCGGTATCAGCGCCTCTTCCAGCCACTTCCATTTGGCCTTGATGCGTTCCGGGTTGCGGCATTCCTCGTCGGTGTCTATGTCATCAATCAGGATGCAGTCCGGGCGGAAGTTCTTGTTACGTGTACCACGGGGCGACTGCCCGGCCCCGATGGCACGGAAGGAACATCCCGACTGGCAGGTAAATTCCCCTGTTTCCCACGCGCCCGGCTTTTTCTGCGTTCCGTAGTCCTGTATGATACGTTGGTTCTCCTCCATGTTGGCCATGAAGGGCAGGAGCAGACGCTGGGCGTTGTCCTGCGAGTTGGAGATGAGCAGCACGTTGCGCACCCGGCGGGTCAGCGCCAGCTTGATGATCTCCATCATGGCGCGTGCCGACTTGGCCAGCTCTCGTGACCAGGCCCTGACCTCGTACCATCTTTCATGCGCCATTATGCGCCGTGTCGCCTTTTTGTGGAAATCGGCGGGATTGCAGGTGTAATACTGCGCGAAGTAGTAGCGGAACCATGCCTCGTCGTCCGCCTCCAGCCTTTTTTTTCTGGCCTCGATCTCGGCGGTGGAATCCGCCGGGTTGATGTCCGAGCTTTCCCGGATGGAAGCGACCAGTTCGTTCCATCCTTCCAATGCCATCCGGTCCTGTGGTGTAAGCCTTTTCTTTGCCATGTCCTATGCGAGTTTTGATTTGACAAAAGCGTCCAGCAGCGGGCAGACCTGTTTGGCCTGCTCCGCGTCGTAGGTACGCAACCATTTGAGCAGGTCGGCGAACACGGACGTGATATCCGCCAGCCCGACCTCCGTTTCCATCTTCTTGATGGCGTTCGCCAGCTTGGAGATGGTATCCGCCTCCGCAGCGTTGGGAAACCGCTGTCCCTGTTCCCGCTGGGCGATCTTGCCGTTGAGCTCGGCCAGTTGTCGGTACAGGTTCTTTAGTTGTTCCTCCTTGGTGATCGTGACTGATACCTTCAGGTGTTCCCAGTTTTCTGCGTTGATCCATTTGTTCACGGTGACGCGCGATACCCCCACCCGCTCGGCGATTTCCGCCTGCGTGAGGTTTTCCTTTACAAAGAGCAGTTTCGCCCATTCCTTGCGCTGTCCGGTAGTCATTTTATCCGCCATAGTGTCTTTTTTTCAGACAAAGGTGGCTAAAAAACGACGTTCGGGAAAAAACTTGCCGCATGATACAACTTTATAGCGTAATGATAACATTATAAGCCGTGTATGATAAAAAACCGATTTGCCTGATCCCCTAAATACCATCATTTTTGCACCGTAAACACGGCGGGAACCCGCCCTAAGCGATATAGAGAAATGAACCGTTTTTTTAATATGATACCCGGTGAGGACGCCTGCTGCATCCTTTTGTACGGTGACATCGGCGAATACAGCGATGTCACGGCGGCTGCCATAGTTCGCGAGCTCATGGAGGCGGAGGCATCGGGAAAAAGGATCGATGTCAGGATAAACAGCAACGGTGGCGATGTCTATACAGGTATTGCCATCTTCAACGCCCTGCGCGGCAGCAAGGCGGATATCCATATTTATGTGGACGGCATCGCCGCCAGCATGGCCAGCGTGATCGCCCTGTGCGGAAAGCCCGTCGAGATGAGCAAGTACGCGAGACTGATGCTGCACAGCGTTTCGGGAGGTTGTTACGGCAACAAGACGGAGCTCAGGCGCTGCTTGGAAGAGGTGGAAGCGTTGGAAAACACCCTCTGCGAGATGTATGCCCCGAAACTGGGCACCAGCGTGGAGGAAATCCGGGCGCGTTACTTTGACGACGCCGACCACTGGCTGAAGGCGGACGAGGCCCTCGCGCTGGGTTTTATCGACGGGGTTTATGATGCCGATCCCGTACCGGAGGATAGTACGCCCGAACAGGTTTACCGCATATTCAACAACCGGCTTGAACAGCCATTAAACGATACCCAAATGAATTTAGAAGAAGTAAAGAAACGTCCGCGCTTCAAGGATTGCGCAACGGACTCGGACGTGTTCCGCGTGATGGACGCGCTCGAGGAGGAGGCGGGAAAGGTTCCCGGCCTGACAGCCGAGGTGGACAGGTTGAAAAAAGAGAACAAGGTTTTTACGGACAAGGCCAAGGAGGAGGACGAGGCGGCAAGGAAAAAATTGCTGGACGATGCCGAGGCCGATGGCCGTATCGACGCGACCACGCGTCCGGTGTATGAGAACCTGCTTAGCTCTGACCGCGAGAACGGGGAGAAAGCCCTTCGGAGCCTGAAACCGAAAAAGAGAGTGACCACCGACCTGCGCGTGGAAGTGGGAGGCGAAAGCCCGTGGGACAAGCGCATGTCGGAAATCAAGAACAAACTAAACCGATAGACAATGGCAATAGTAGTAAAGAACACCAATTACAACGGCGAGGTACTGGAGCAGATCCTGACGCTTGCCGCCACGGGGAACGAGATCGTCGAGAAGGGGCTGATCATGGTCATTCCCGGCGTGGAGAAAAAAATCAGCCTGCCGCGCCTTAAAAGCGGCAAGATGTTGCAGAAACGTAAGGAACACCCGGGCATCGAGGATTCCAAGGGGAATTTCAACTATTCGGAGAAATCCCTTGACCCGGTGGACTTCATGGCCTTTACCGTGTTCAATCCCCGCGCCTTCGAGCAGATTTGGCGCAAGTGGCAGCCCAAGGGCAACCTCGTGTTCGCCGAACTGCCCCCTGAAGGACAGAACGCCCTGCTGGCCGAGCTGACCAAGCAGGTGAAGTTCGAGCTGGGCGACCATTTTATCAACGGCACGTACGGGGATGACGACGACCATCTGATGAACGGTATCCTGACACAGATGACGAAAGATACCGAGCTTGTCATCGTATCGGGTAAGCCGACGACCATGCTGGACAAATTGAAGGCCGTGCGTAAGGCTATCCCCGTGGCCATCCGCAACAATCCGAACCTGCGCATTATCATGAGCGTTAACGATTTCGACAAGTACGACGATGAGTTGACCGAACGGGAGGCCAAGAACGCCAGCGAGACGGACGTGAACAGCAAGCGTTACAAGGGCATCACCATCGAGACGCTCTCCGCATGGCCGGACGATCTGATCGTGACCACCCTCTGCTCGATGGGCGCGGACGGCAATTTCTTCGCCGCTGTCAACTTGCAGGATGACGAGGACGTGATCCAGATCGACAAGGTGTCCAATGCCAGTGAGCTGTATTTTTTCAAATTGCTGATGAAGGCGGACACGAACATCGCTTTCGGCGAGGAGGCTGTCGTACTGGATACTCGTGCCAACCCCGTGTTCAAGGCTGCGGAGAAAACCATTTCCGTAGAACCGGCCACCCTCACGTTTGAGAGTGCCGGCGGCACGCAGAAGGTTGCGGTGACGGCTTCCGGTGAATGGAGAGCAAGTGCGGCTCCGGCGGGCTTCAAAACAATGGAAACGGACGAGGGCCTGACCGTTACGGCTGATCCGAACACGACCGGTAACGACAAGACCGGTACGATCACCGTCACCCTTGATGCCGACCGCAGTAAGACGGCCGAAATCACTTTGACCGCCAAAAAACAAGGAAAAGAGGGGTGATGGCAAAGTTGAAATATCTTGTAATCCATTGCACGGCCACGGCGGAGGGCCGTGAGGTGTCATCGGCGGACATCCGCCGTTGGCACACTGCCCCGGTAAGCGAGGGCGGCCGTGGCTGGAAACAGGTAGGCTACACCGACCTGTTCCACCTCAACGGAGGCGTTGAACGCCTTGTGGATAACAACGAGGATGCAAATGTCGACCCGTGGGAAGTCACCAACGGTGCGGCGGGTTACAACTCCGTTTCCCGGCATATCGTGTATGCCGGAGGATGTGCCGCTGACGGCAAGACTCCGAAGGACACGCGTACGGCCTCTCAGAAGAAGGCATTGGAGAAGTATGTGAAGGACTTCCACCGCCGTTTTCCTGACGTTCGCATTGTAGGACACAATGAGCTGGCGGCGAAAGCCTGCCCCAGCTTTGACGTGCAGAAATGGCTTAAAGAGATCGGTATTAACCAATAAAAAGAAGAAAGAAATGAAAAAGTTGATTTTGTTTTTTGCGCTGATGCTTTGCTCTGTGTCAGCCGTGTTTGCCGAGACGGGCGATGTATCCACCGCTGTGGACTATGACGGCATGATCGCCACTTTCGCCGGTTTTTCCGGTATGGTGGTGTTGCTGACGGAAGGGCTCAAGTCCCTGTTCCCGAAAATGAACGGGTTGGTTACCCAGATTGTCAGCTGGTGCGTCGGTATTGCGGGCGCCATGTTGCTGTGGTGGCTGGATGCCGGATTCGTGTCGGATGTCCAGTGGTATATAGCCCTGCTTTACGGTTTCGGCGCGTCCCTTGTCGCGAACGGGATCGCGGACACGGGACTGGTGCAATGGCTTATCGGCCTTATAGTCAAGAAATCGGAAGGCAAGGCATAAACAGGTATCAGAGATGGAGCTTAGTGAAATACTCAACCTGGTACTGGGCGGCGGTTTATTGGCGGCTGTCATCGGGCTTCTCACGCTGAAGGCTACGGTCCGCAAGGCGAATGCCGAGGCGGAGAAGGCGAGGGCCGAGGCCGAGACGGTCCGGATTGACAACACTGAGCAAGCCACCCGGATATTGATAGATAATATTGTTGAACCGTTAAAGAAGGAATTGAATGAGACCCGGGAAGAACTGCGTGCGACCAAGAAGGAGTTTTGCTCAACCAAACGCGAGATGGCCCGTCTTCGCAAGGCTATCGGTGATGCCGGCAATTGCAAGCATTCTGGTGATTGTCCTGTGCTTTTCCGGTTGCGCGAGCACCCGAAAGACGGTGAAGGAGACCTCCCGGACGGAGGCGAATCGGATGGTGGTGGACAGTATGGCCAAAGAAGTCCTCCTTGTACGGACGGAGGCGGTCCCGAAGTCGGAGGTACGGCTGGCGATACCGGCTGACAGTTTGATGAAGCTGCCCCCCGAGGCGTCGTATAGCGGAAAGAGCGGGCAGGCGAACGTGTCGGTAAGCCGCGACGGAGACGTGATCGCCGTGCACGCGAGCTGCGACAGTCTGCAAATCCTGGTCGAGTATTATGCGGGCAGGTCCGAGACGTACAGGGAAGCCTATGAAGAAATGGCGGATTTGTACGAAGCGGAGGTAAAACGGCGTTCGAACCCCGTTCAAATCTTCTTCTACGGTTTCGGGACTGGAATAGTGATATGCGTTTTAGCGGTAATATTAATTCAAAAACAAAAGAAAGATGGCGGATAAGAATTTCATGTACGGCATCGGTGCCGTGAAATATAAGGATTTTATCGTGGGCTACATCGAGAAAGGCTCCTTTGACCTGGGCGGCCAGAAACCTGAGGCGGCGAAAATCGAGGCGGAACAGGTACCCGGTGCCCCGGTGCTGGTCATCGCCCAGTCGAACGGCAGCATAGCGCCGACGTTCAACGTGATCCAGATGGACTACAAGAACCTGCACAAGCTGCTTGGCGGCAGCCTCCATTATAAGGCCTCCGACTCGGCTAAGGAAAACCCGATCGGTTGGACCGCCCCCTCGGCTGCGATGGTGATGCAAGGCCCCTGGGAGCTTGCCCTTGTGTCGGGCAAGAGCGTCCTGATGCCCAACGCGACGCTGCTCTCCAATTTGGGCGGTAAGCTGACACTTACGGAAACGGCGAAGATCGAGTGTACACTGGAGGTGGCGATGCCGGCGGACGGCTCGCAGCCCTACGGCGTGTTCGATACGGATGCCTTGCCGGATGAGTGGGGTGAATACAGACTGCCTGCGGCGGAAGTACAGACCTCGGACGAGGAGGGCTAGCGTATGGATGACCGGTTGGAGCAACTGATGGAAATGGAGTGTGCGGACGCGTTGCTGGACGGTGGCGTGTCCGTTCCTCTTAAAAGGTGGCGCGTTCCCTTTAAGAAGCATCCCCTGGAACTGCGTGTGACGATGAAGCGTCCCCGGCTTCGGGGCCAGATGCTGCTGGCCAGGGAGTATCTGAGGCTGGGTATGGCACCCGGCTGGAAACCGAAGGACAAGGCGGAGGAAATGGCCTTTGTGGCAAAGTACGGAAAAGGCATCAGCCGGATGTTGGCTTATACGGTATGCCGGGGCTGCGTGGCCCGGCGTGTAGGCATAGGGCCGACGGCATGGATACTCCGGGAGCTTGTCGATTGGAGGTTCCTGGTGGCCGTGTTCCGGACGTTCGAGCGTCTGATGGGCACGAAGGATTTTATGCGTATTATCAGATCGGTGGATCGGGCGAACCCGATGAAGCCGAGACTGAGCCAAAAAGGGAAGGGGAGTTAAGGACAGAGTATGAATGTTCACATAGCCCCTTCGGATTTATATGGCAGATTGCATCGGCGACCGGCTGGAGCGTGGATTACATCCTTGACGGGGTGAACTGGCAGACGCTGATCATGATGCTGAGCGACGCGCCCCGGTATGTGAGGCGGAAGAAAGGCGGCGGCGAAGGCAGCCGGAGAACGGACCGTAGCGTGGAGGACGAGGCGGACGATATTGTAGGATTTTTTCAAAGCAGACTGGAATGAAACCTGTAGAAGTTGAATTTTTGATGAAGGACGGCCTTACGCCCGGCATGGACAAAGCCGAGCGTGAGGCGCTGGAGCTTCGTAACACCGTCAGGGTGTTGGAGGCGGAACTGGAAAGGCTGCGCCTTGCCGGTGAGACAGCCGCCCCCAATCTGGACCAGAGCGCCAACATTGCCCAGATCCATGCGCTGGAAAAGCAGCTTGAGGAATTGCGCGGCAAGTTGAGACAGCTTCAGGCGGAATCGGAAACCGTACAGGTCACCCCGCCGGACATTCCCAATGCACAGCGCCAGTTTAATGGCTTGCATAACAGCATCCAGCAGATCGCCCGTGAAATGCCCTCGTTGGCCATGGGACCGCAGATGTTTTTTCTGGCCATCAGTAACAACCTGCCGATATTCACCGATGAGCTGGCCCGTGCCCGGAAAGAGTACGACGCCCTGCGGAAGTCGGGGCAGAAAGGCACGCCGGTATGGAAGCAGGTGCTCTCTTCCCTCTTTTCCTGGCAGACGGCACTTACGACCGGCATCATGCTGCTTGTGATGTACGGTGACGAGGTTGTGGAGTGGACGAAGGATTTGTTCAGTGCCAAGAAAGGCGTGGACGAATTCAACATTTCGTTGAAGGAAATGACCGAGATAGAGAAAGACGGCCGTGCCCAGATGGTGCGTACCCGCTTTGAGCTGAAATCAGTCACCGATGAGATAAAGAACTTCACCGGAAGCAAGGAGCAGGAAAAGGCGAAGGTGGAGGAACTGAACCGCAAATACGGGGAAAGTTTCGGTTATTATAAAACCCTTTCCGAGTGGTACGATACCCTTATCCAAAAGAGCGAGGACTATGTGCAGGTACTGCTTCATCAGGCCAACGTCCAGAATCTCGTCAACAAGGCGGCCGAGGCCGATGAGGAAGTGAATAAAATAAAAGCGCAGAAACCGGAAGAGGCGGAAAGCGCCATGGGCTTTTTCGGGAAATGGGGACAATATATCATACAGTCAAGCATGGCAGAATCCGGGCAGTTCTATGACGCACAAGCTGCCATCAAGAAACATGATCAGGAAGCTTATGACATACTGTTGAAAAATGCCGAAAACAAACGCGACGGTTATCTGAAAAAAGCGGAGGAAGAGGTAAAGAAAGCGGCAGAAGCAGCCAAAAAAGGAAATATCGGCGGGCATATCGACCCCGATCAGTCCGGTCGGGAGTCAGAAGTCCAAAAACGCCTTTCTGTGGAACGCAGACTGGCGCGGGAGCTTGCCACCCTGCAGGCCGAGAACCGGAAGGAAGAGATAGACCGCATGCAAGCCGGCACCGAAAAGAAACTGGCACAAATCGAATATGACTATAACGCGCGGAAAGAAGAAATAAATCGGCAGGAAGCCGCATGGAAACGGGAAAACAAGGATGCCGGCATGTCCACCGGGTACGACGGGCTCACCCGGGAGCAACGGGATGCGCTTGGGAAAGCCCGTGCCTCGAACGCCGAATCACGCAAAAAAGCGGAGTCGGACGTGTACAGGGAAGAGGCGGAAGCCATGCGTGACTATTTGAAGGAATACGGGACCTTCCAGCAGCGGAAACTGGCCATAGCGGAAGAATACGCGGAGAAAATCCGCAAGGCACAGACTCCGGGCGAAAGGCTGGCTTTGGAGAAGCAGCGTGACGCGGCTGTGCATAAAGTGGATATGGAAGTCCTGACCCAAAAGATAGACTGGGGAGCGGCGTTCGGGGATTTGACCGGCCTGCTTGCAGACCAGATGAAGAACCTGCTTGGCGAGCTTAAACAGTATGTCAAGACGGATGATTTCAAGAAATCAGGAGCCGCAGACCAGCAGGTCGTCTACGATGCCATTGAACGTATTCAAAGCATGCTCCCCGGTGGCAACGGGACATTGGATTTTGCCCGGCTGCAAACCCAGATGCACGCTTTGGGGGATGCCGTGACACGTGTGCAGAATGCGGAACTGCAACAGGAAGCGGCATTCAACCGGTTGAAAGCGGCACAGACCGATTACAACAAGGCGCTTGAGAGCGGTAACCATGCAGAGATGGAACGGACCAGGCTTGCCCTTCAGATGGCGGAAGCGTCCAGTGTCTCCGCCGATGAGGAGTACTCGAGCGCCACCTCCGAGATGAAGGCGCTTGCCGGAGAGGTGAAAGCGGCTTCTAAAGATACGGTTGACGGGTTGAACCTGGTATCCGACGGATTGCATGGCTTTGCGAGCGGAACCTTGCAGGGATCATTTGAAGGTATCCGGAATATGCTTACCGGTCTGTCAAAACTGAATATCGGAGGCAAGGTCGGTGATGCCATCAGTCAGATGTCCGAGACCCTGTCAAGTGCCGGAGTCATCGGACAGATCATATCGGCCATTCTTTCCATATTGGATTTGTTAAAAGATGGAATCGGCCCTGTCGTCTCATCCTTGGTCGATACGGTCTTCAACGCGATAACCGGGATACTTGACAATATCCTGAGCGGGGAGATGTTCACACAAATAGGGAGTTCCCTTGTCAGCGGTATCGGCGGATTACTGAATACCATCACGTTTGGCGGGTTTAACTCCCTGTTTGGCATAGGGGGCAACGCCAAGGAGGTACAGGCGGCAATAGACCGTCTGACCAACCGGAATGAAATGCTGCAGACCTCCATTGAGGATTTGACAGATACCATCAAACAGAGCCAGGGGACGAAGAGTGTAGCCGCCTACCGGGACGCGTACAAATACCAGCAGGAGACGAATGCGAACTACCTGCAGATAGCCATGGCACAGGCCGGTTACCACGGAAGCCACCACAGTTGGAACTATTACTGGGACGGTTTCAGCCAGGCACAGATAGACAAGCTGAGCGGACAGATCGGTCGTGAGTGGGACGGCAGTCTGTGGAGCCTGAGCCCGGAGGAGATGAAGGCCCTCAGAAGCAACGTGGACATGTGGACACAGATACAGGACACGGGCAAGGGCGGTTACGGCGGGCGGCTTACCGAAAAACTGGATGACTACATAGACCAGGCCGGCAAGCTGGAGGAACTGACCGACCAACTGTATGAAGGGCTGACCGGTATTTCGTTCGATGGCATGTACAGCAGCTTCATCGACAACCTGATGAACATGAAGTACGGTGCCAAGGATGCGGCGGAGGATATATCCGAGTACTTTATGAAAGCCATGCTGAGTAACAAGATAGGCGAGCTGTATAGCGAAAAATTGAAAGGCTGGTGGGAGAAGTTCGGCAAGGCCATGGAGGACAACGAACTTACGGAGGCGGAACGGAACGCGCTGATGGAAGAGTACATGCAGTATATGGATGAAGCCCTTGCCCTGCGTGACAACCTGGCGGCAGCCACCGGTTATGACAAGACACAGCAAGGTGGTACAGCCCAGAGCGCGAAAACGGGCGGTTTCAATGCCATGACGCAGGACCAGGGCACGAAGCTGGAGGGGATGTTCACCGGCGGGCTGCAACACTGGTCGAGCATGGATGACCGGCTGGAGAGCGTGTCGGAAAAGATGGACACGGCCGAGGGCCACCTGGCGCGGATCGCCGAAAACACGGGCGTAAGTGCCGGGCACCTGGGTGAGATAAAGGCCGAGATAAAGAAAATGATACGTGACGGACTAAAAGTGAAATGACATGGCAGATATATTGGGCGGGCTGGTGCTGGTGAACGGTACGGACATTTGGACGGAATACGGCGTGTTCCTGGTGGAGGACCGACGTGGTGGCATGGAGAACCTCTCGGCGATCCTGACCCCGAGCAAGACGAAGAAGGAGACGGCCGTGGACATACGGGAGGAGGACGGGGAGAAATACAGCGCGGTGCTTACCCCGAGGAACGAGGCGCGTGACGTGACGCTGCACTTTGCCCTGTATAACAAGACGAAGGCGGGATGGCTGAAAAAATACTTCGCGTTCATCAATTTCCTGAAGAAAGGGAAGGACGGGTGGCTTGATATTGCGTTTCCCCAGCTTGATCTGACACTGCGTGTGAGATACACGGACAGCCCGAAGTTCACCCCGCTGACCTATTTGTGGCAGGAAGGGGTCCACGCCGGGAAATTCAAGGTGAAGTTCCGCGAGCCGGTACCGATTATATAACCATTCAAAGACGATTCGAATATGCTTTTAACGATATACGATAAAGCCGGGGCCAAGCGTGCGGATGTGGCCGCAAGTGACAGTTCGACGCAGAGCAAGGAGGTGCAGGGCGACAACGTGCTGGCGCTCTCCTTCACGCATTATGCCCATATCCCCCTTGATGTAGGCGACTTCACGGACTACATGGGCGAGCGGTACTGGCTGACGGAGCGGTACACCCCGAAAGAGAAAAGCGGTAGCGAGTGGGAGTATAACCTGAAGCTGTACGGTATCGAGAGCCTGATCAGGCGTTTTCTCGTGCTGGAGACAACGGACGGCGACACCAATCCCCTGTTTACATTGACGGCCACGCCCCGTGACCATGTGGCGATGGTGGTGAAGGCCATCAACGACGGCATGGGTAACATTACCGACTGGAAGGTGGGGCAGGTGGACGGTACCGACCTTATCGTGATCGACTATGAGGGCATGTACTGCGACCAGGCCTTGAAGGAGATCGCCGGCAAGGTGGGAGGCAAGGCAGAGTGGTGGGTCGAGGGGCAGACGGTGAACGTGTGCCGTTGCGAACACGGCGAGGAGATCACGTTGGGATACGGCAAGGGGCTGACCTCCCTGGAGCGGGATACGAGCAATACGGCAAAGTTCTACACGCGCCTTTTCCCGATCGGCAGCAGCCGGAACATCGACGCCGAGAAGTACGGCAGCCCCCGTCTGATGCTCCCCGGAAAAAAGAAGTACGTGGAGGTGGGCGTGGACGAGTACGGTATCTATGACCACTACGAACAGGCCGCCTTCAGCGGTATCTATCCCCGGCGGGTGGGTACGGTAAGCAGTGTCCGCAGTGAGGAGGTGACGGACGAGGAGGGTAAGGCCTTTACCGTCTATTACTTCAAGGACGGCGGGATGGATTTCGATCCGAACGATTATGAGCTGGCCGGTGAGACGAAACGCGTCTCCTTCCAGAGCGGTGACCTTTCCGGGCTGGGAGAGGGGGACGACCATTATTTCGAGGTGAACTTCGATAGCGCCACCCGTGAGTTTGAGATCATCACGATCTGGCCTTACGGTGATGATACGCAGCTTCCGGGCGGCAAGCTCGTCCCGAAGGCCGGGGACACCTATGTCCTTTGGAACATCCGGATGCCGGATAAGTATTACCGGCTGGCAGAGGAGGAATTTGCGGCTGCGGTGGACGAATACAACAAGGACCACTGGCTGGATATTGCGGCTTACAAGGCTCAGACCGACCATGTGTGGATCGAGCGGCAGGAGGCCGATCTGTTTGTCGGCCGGCGCGTAAAATTGGAGAGTGCCGAGTATTTCCCGAAAGACGGTTACCGCAGGAGCCGCATTACGAAGATCACGCGTAAGGTGAACCTTCCCGGGGAGATGGACCTGGAGATCAGCGACGCCCTGCAGGTATCGAAATTCGACAGGGTAAACGACAGCATAGGGGAACTAAAAAGCTATACGAAAGCCAAGGCCGAAAGTTCCGGGCTTCCCGATATTATCCGGAGCTTCGATAATACGCTGCCCACGGACAACAACCTTTTCTCGGCGAAAAGAAGCCAGAGGGAGTTCCTGAGCAAACGTCATCGGGATACCGCGGCCGAGGTGATCGGTTTCCTGAAAGGGACTTATTTTGGGGATTACAAAGCCGGTGAATCCGGGGGCAATATTGACGGCGACGGGAACGCCGAGTTTCTGACGGCTGTCATCCGTGAACTGCTCCGCAGTACCCGTTTCGTGGACGGTATGTTCGGCGAGGGCTGGCAGCTATGGATAGATAAAATAACGGGGCTGAGTAATCTTACGATAGACAAGGCGACCATCCGGCAGACGTTGGTGGCCCTGGAGTTGCTCATAGAAACGGTTCGCAGCGTAAGGGGGCAGTTGGTTGTATCCGCGGCCAACGGCAAGATCAAGACCGTGACCAAGGAGGGCAACAATTACCGCATCACCTTTGAGCAAGAGAACACGTTCGTGGCGCATGACCTGATGCGCTGTGCCGTTTTTACGGGGATAGAGATTCGGGGTTACTGGGTGGAAGTGTCGGAAGGCGACGCGGAAGGGATAACGGTACCCCAGAGGGAGTTTGGCGGGACGGAACCGAAGGCGGGTGATGAGTGCGTGTTGATGGGCAACACGGAAAACCCGCTCCGGCAGAACCTGATCAGCATATCGGCTACCGAGGACGGCCAGCCGCGTGTTGACATACTGGATGGCGTGATGGCGAAAAACTTCAACGGCTGTTTGAGATGCCGGGTGGGTAATCTTGACGGTATCAAGGACAGCGCTTTTCCGGCGAATAACCAGCCGCACGGAAACGGTCTCTATGGCGACAACGTATATCTGAAAGGTACGTTCATCCTTATGACCGGCGAGGATATCCTGACGAAATTTGAAATTACGGAGGGTAAGATACAGTCCGCCGTAGAAGGTCTGCGTGACGAGGTGAGGGAGGAGCAGAGCTTTTTCGATAACACCACGTTTACCGAGGGGATGAGTAAATGGATAAGCGGGTACAAGGCCGCGTTCCTGACTTTCGGCGGCAAGTGGATTCTTGCCGGTAACAAACTGTTAGCATCGAGCGAGAACGGAAACGTGGAGGTCGTAAAGACCGGCAAGGTCCCTTACGTCAGGATAACGAACAGCTATATCATGCAGAAGAACGGGGATTTTCGCACGATCCCCGATTTTAAGGAGTTGAACGGGGACGGGCTTCGTATCCCGGGCTATGTCTACCTGTCCTTCCATTACAAGGTGATCGAAGCCGGGCACCTGCGTATCGAGTTTGTCAATTCCAACAAGAGCGGATACGAGAATTTCAACATGTTCGCTTACGACGGTGATTTGCCGGTCGGTGGGGAAAAGGTATTCAACCATTCCGGGCTGTGGAACGGGACCGGCGACTTCAAGCTGTCGTTCACGGGTATTATCCAAGTGTCCTTGTTGGTGTTCTCGACCGACCGGACGGATGCCTTGGCGTACAAGTATGCCACGTTCTTTGACCAGTCGGATAAGATGATCAAGATCGCGGCGGCGAATTTCGATAAGGACGGCAATGTGCTGGAGGCATCATCCATTATCACGACATCGAAGTACAACAGGCTCATATCCGAGCGTTTCAACGCAGACGGGAGCCTGAAGAACAAGTCCGGCCTGGTGACGACCGCTGATTTTTCCAGGCTGTTCGCCCAAGGGGTGAGCGACAACGGTCTTGTCAAGAGTGCGGATTTGAAGGTCTATGTCAAGCGTGACGAGTTCGGCGATCTCGTGTCCGGTGTCACCATCCGGGCCGACCAGATCGAGCTGGAGGGGCTTGTTACGGCGAACGGCTATTTCAAGGTCCTCACGGACGGGAGCATCGAGACCCGGAACGCGAACATCAGCGGTACCGTCAAGGCGAGCAGTGGCAAGGTAGGCGGTTTCACCATCGAGTCCGGCCGTCTGAACTGGAAGAGCCGCGATTATTTCGGTAACGATTCCCGGAGCCTGAAGCTGGGAGTCTCGAGTTCCTCGACGGAGGGAGTCGTGGACGTGGCCTTCAATGGTGCCACCGACGGGCGGTTCGGCGTAAAATCAGTCGGTGCGACATCCGGCGGGGCTGCTATATACGCATCGATAGGCTCCTTGACCTATCCGGCCAGCGGTATGACCTATGCCGGGTTCTTTGTCGGTCCGGTAGATGTAAGGGACACCGGTAACGGATTGATAAGTGATGTTTGCGCGTCGAAAGGGTTCCGGTACATCAAGAGCCGTAATTCCGACGGGACATACATATATAATGAGGGAGTGAACTGGGGCGGCGGCATGTCGGAAAACCCCGACCTTGACAAGATACGCCTTATTGTAAGAGGCGGTATCATCGTAGGATATAACAAAGAATAAACATTAAAACCAAGAAGTTATGAAAGTTGACTTAAACAGGAGATTCAGGGGCTTTGACGGGAACGAGCTTGGCGGCGACAACATCGCCACCGCCGTGGCGGAGGCCCTGTTCAATTACGGGAAAGACAAACCGGTAGGCCGTGATGAGAAGTTCAAGGCTTATGTCCTGTGCCAGCGTATTGTCCAGGGCGGTGGAATCCTGGAGATCACCACCGAGGAGGGTACGCTTATCAAGGAGGTGTGCGGCGAGAGCCTGACGGCCGGCGGTTACGGCCAGGTTTATGAACTGATAGAGGGAGGGGTTTGATATGGCACTGACAGAATCGGATATCGCCCAGGTTTTGGAGGCGATCAAGGCGGAATCGAAGAGTGTCGAATCCCTTGAGACGGTCGGCTCGCTGAGCGGGGTCAAATCCCTTCCCGCGCAGAAAGGGGACAAGCTGGTGAGCGTTCCGATCACCTTGCTGAGCAAACCTGCCGATGACGCGGCGGCAAGGGCGATCGAGGCCGCTGAAAGGGTGGAGGAACTGGCCCCGAAAATGGAAGCGGCCACCCGGGAGACAAAGAAAGCTATCCAAACCGCGGGTGAATCGGCGGCAAAGGCGGAGGCGGCCGCGAAGAAGGCCGAGGATGCGATAGCCCAAGGTTACAAACATAAGGAGATGAGTGAGGAAGCCTTTGAAAGTCTCCCGGAAAAGGACGGCAAGACCATTTACTTGATTTACGAGGAGGAATAGGGATGATCCATGTTGGAGATAAAGAGGTGACGGCCATCCGCGTAGGTGAACGGGTGGTGGCGGCGGTCTATATAGGAGCCAAGCTGGTTTGGCAGGCGATAAGGAGTTGTTTCGGCGCGGGCTTTTGGCGCGGTGACAAACCCTGGAGCCGAACGGACGGATGGAAACGGATGAAATAACTTTTAAAGAATAACGATATGGCAAAGAAAGTGTATGACGAAGATGGTCTGGACATGAAGAATACCAATTGGGACGGTGACGAATCCACCGGTAACCTTCCTGTGAGCGGCCGGTTGGTGGAGAACTATATCAAAAGTATTGATGACAAGGCCACCCCTACGGAGGAACTGGCTGCCGGTGAGACGAAAGCCCCCACGAGCGGCGCGGTGTTCGCCTCGCTGGTGGGCACCGTGACGAATATCGACGTGACGGACAGCGAGGACGGCACGCAGTACGTAATGACAGTCACGCAGAAGGATAGTGAAGGCGGGGAAAGCGACAGGGAGGTACGCTTTTCCAAGTACACGGACGATGACAAGGTGGTGGTGAATATAGACCTGGCCGATGCCTCGGGTTCCTCCTTGCCCGCTTCCCAGTATTTGTCGTTGGGTACCGGTTTCGTGGTGAGATATGCCGTGGGCGTCGGTACGGCGGGAGGAAGCGAGGTCAGCGGATATTCGGATTTGAGCGCCCGTCTCATCGTGAAACGTGGCTCGACCGTCCTTCCGGATTTTCAGGACGCGGAGTTCACAGGCGTGAGGGCCGGACAATCCTATACGTTCGATGTCTCCGGCTATTTGACAGACGCAACCACTTACACGGTACAGGTGGAGGCACGCGCGGTTTATGATGGCAAGGAGTTGACCAAGACCGCCACGGCCCGTGTGACGATGGTGGCCATGACGATGGAAACCACCTACAACGTGGGTAACGGTGTGGCAGATGGCGGCTACAAAAATGATGTGAATATCCCGTTCACGATAAAAGGGACGACAGGTGAAAAGAATATCTACTGGCGTTTGAACGGCGGCGTTCCGTCCACGTTGCAACTGTCTTCCGGTTCGGGCCTTCAATCGAAGAACATCTCCGTCCCGCTTTCTTCTATGCTGGAGGGACTGAACGTGGTCGAGGCCTACGCCATACATGAGAACTCCGGTGTCATGAGCCGTGTGCATTATATCTCCTTGCTGAAGGCGGGCGGTGTGTCGAACTACGTTGGAATGATGTTTGGTCACGTCTCAAACGGTTTTCAAACGGACTGGAAGAAGCCCGTCTTGAGGGCGGAACAGTTCACCGCCTGGAATTTCACGTACACCGCCTACGACCGTCAAAGCAACATTGCGGCTGTCAAGGTGGAGAGCGCGGGTACCAGGCTGAAGGAAGACCGCCTGCTTCGTGGCGAATCGGGCAGCTATGGTAAGACGAACGTAAACACCGAACCGCAGGATTATACGTTGACCTGTGGCACGGCGGAAGTTACGCTTGACGTGGTAACGACCTCGCATCCGGACATCGAGGCCACGTTGTCGCCTGACGCGGTCTGTACGTTCGATGCTTTCGGGCGTAGTAATACGGAGAACAACGCCGCTTCCTGGGTAAGCGGTGACAAGTACATGGCGTTTAAGGATATGCTTTGGAGCGTGAACCAGAACGGTGCCGGTTCGGGCTGGTATAAAGACCGCCTGTTGCTCAGCAACGGTGCCGGCATGACGCTTACGGCCGATGGTGGCTACCGCCCTTTTAACGAGGCGGAGAAGCCGGTCGGCCACAGCATCCGGGATGTGGGAATGACGTTGGAAATCGAATATAGTACGGACAACGTGACGGATACGAAAGCCGAACTGATCACCTGTCTTGGTAAATTGTCGAACGGCAACCGGTATGGCCTTGTGGTAACCCCTGAGGAGGCCAAGTTCCTGACGGGCGTGGTGACCGAGGCGGTGGACGCCGGGGAGCTGATCCGCTATGAGGACTCGGTGGGAACGAAGTTCGAGCCGGGCAAGAACATCAGGATCACTTACGTGTTCTATCCGGTCACGGAGACGAACGAGCAACGGACGCTCATCGGTTTCTATGTGAACGGCGAGGAATCGGCGGCCTCCAAATGGCTGGACAAGGTGAATTTCGACATCCAGAGCGAACTGGAGTTCAACTCCACCGGTGCCGATTTGTCGGTAAAGAGCATCCGCATCTATAACAAGGCGTTGACGGATGACGAGGTTCTGAATAACTATATAGTGGACCGGAACCACCTTGAAGATGTCGAGGAGGAGAAAGGCGTGCGCACGCTTGACGAGGAAAACCGTGTGCTGGGCGAGGGTGATACGGTAAGCATGGATAAGCTGGCGGGGATGATCGCAAAACGCAAGAACTCTATCCTGGTGCTGATCGGTTCGGGTTCCGTAGGCAGCGAGGTCCCGAGTGAGAGTGATACGCTGAACGTGATGGACGCATTGGCGCAGCTGAACGACAAGAAGGCGAACAAGCTATGCCGTGAGGTGCGTTTCTACAATGGTGAGAACCGTGAGCTGGACTGGATAGCCCATGATATATTCCTGCGCATACAGGGAACGTCATCGGTGAACTATGCGAGAAAGAACCTGCGTTTCTACTTCCAGAAGACGGCGAGCGGATACACCGCCCGTATGAGTTACGGGGAGATTGACGGCAACGGGCAGCAGGGCAGCCCGACGGCAACGGAAGGGAAGAAGAACCTGTTCAGGCTGCGTGGGGACTCCATCGGCGCGAAGCTGGCCTGCGCGAAGTGTGACTTCTCGGACTCCTCCATGACGACCAATACCGGTGGTGCGAAATTCATCCATGACGGCCTGAAGGAAATGGGACTGCTCACTCCTGCACAGAGGTATGCCGGGGACCACGGGGTGAACGATGACATCCGATCAGCCATTGACGGAATGCCATGCGACCTTTTTGTCTCCAAATCGGAAGACGAAGACCTCATATATTACGGTCAATACAATATGAATAACGAGAAAAGCGACAGTTACCCGATCTTCGGCCAGGACGATACCATCGGCTCTGAAACCTGGGGCGAGGGCGATACCTTGAATTATCTCGAGGCCGGCGAGGATGAAAAGAAGGAATACCTGCCGATCTGTATCGAGACGCTGAACAACTCGAACGACCTTTGCCTGTTCCACTGGCTGCCGTCCGGTGAGGCGGACCATACCGACTTTATGGATACCAATTTTGACGGCGGCTTTGAGTTTAACCACCCGAAAGATACCTTCTGGTCCGATGGTGGCGGTGACGAGGAGGAAGAGCCCAATTTGAAGGACCATTTGGGTACGGGTGACAAATACGACAAGATGTATAAGGCGGTGGATCGTATGATGTCGTTTGTTTACCGTTGCGCCAAGGAGACCGAGGCCTGCAAACGGATGGCGTACGACACGGCCACCCATACCTTTACCGGCGTGGACTACACGGATGACGGCGACAAGTTCCCGTCGGCCAAATGGCAGAGCCCGACTTTCAAAAGGGATGCCATGAAGTATTTCAACATCCCTTACCTGATCGCCTACTACCAGTATATCGACTTCAACCTGGGCGTGGACCAGTTGGCCAAGAACATGCTTTTGCGTACGTGGGACGGCGTGATCTGGTACACGACCTATTATGACGGGGACAGCCAGCTGGGATCGGATAACAAGACATTCCTCACCGGTGAATATGACGACAACCGCCAGACGAAGCGTAACGGGGCATACGTGATGCAGGGGCACAACTCCTGGCTCTGGAACCTGGTACTGGCGAACTTCCGGGATTTGATGGAGGAGATCATGGTAAGCGGTTATAACGGCGGTTCCTCTTTCATGTCGGCCTTCAGCGTACAGAAAGCCTCCGACCATTTCGACAAGGAGCAGATGGAGAAGTGGTGTTCACGGCTTTATAACAAGAGCGGTATCTTCAAATATATTTATCCGTTCCTTAACCCGATGAAGGTAGGCGCGGACGGCGCTGAACAGACCTATCCGCAAATCTACGGTCTGAAAGGTTCATTGAAGGCCCACCGTGGTTATTTCATCAAGAGACGCTATGACCTTAAACAGGTGGAATACGGCTATGTGTCCACGTTGGGGGCACAGTTCTATCAGTCCACCGCCTCCCTGGATGCCGGGTATATTTTAAAGCCTATGCAGTTTGCCCTGACCATCCCGTACCGTGTACAGATCAGTACATCCAACGGAGTACAGGCGGACAGCGGATTGGTAGAAGCTGACATTCCGCATACTTTGCAGCTAAAAGGAGCGTTTGGCGAAAACGACCCGTTGAAGATAATCGGCGCGGCCCGTATCAAGGAACTTGTTTGGCATGAGGATGCCTTTGCCGTGGGCTTCAACTTCGGGCTGCTTACGTCACTTGTGAAACTGGATATGAGCGTGGAAACGGCCAGCGGCTATCGCAGCGGTTCATTCATGACCTCCACCTCCAACATGGCCCTGTTGGAGGAACTGAACATGAAGAACAATCTCTTGGCCCGTAACGGTGACAATGGTAATGCGGCCACGCTTGATTTGAGCTGGCAATCCCGCCTGAAGAAACTGAACCTGCAAGGTACAGGCGTTACCCGTTTGAAGCTGGCCACCGGTGCTCCGCTTGTAGAGTTGGAGCTTCCCGGCACGTTGGAGGAATTGTTTTTGGAACACCTGCCTAAATTGCAGGAAAGCGGTTTTAACATGGAAAGCATGGCGAACGTTACCGGTTACCGTTTTACGAACTGCCCCGGCATCGACGGCTTTGCCCTGTTGGAACGGCTGCATGCGGCCAAGGAGTCCGGAGCCGGTAAGCTGGAGCGTTTCGTCCTCGAGATAGACATGGAGGATAACGGTGCGCTGCTTGAGAAATATTACGACTACGGCACTTATACGTCAAGCGGAGCGATAGACGACCGTCATTCCGGATTGCGCGGTAAACTCCGCCTGACAAAGTACATGGAGGACGAAGAAGCGGACAGATACAGGGAGCGGTACCCGGAACTGGAGATCGTACAACCCGCCTACAGTATCATCGAGTCGGACGAAAGCGCTCCGGACGATGCCAACATTTCCAATCCGGATAACGAGACCGGTTATAAGTATGGAAATACCTACATCATGAATGCCCACGTGGCGGCGATCTTCAAGAAGCGCCACCGTGTACTTGCCAAGGTGACGAAAAAGCCCACGAGCCGTAAAGTGGAGATGGCGGGCCAGACGGTTGACGTGAACAATCCGGACGGCGAGATGACCTATTGTCCGTTGGATGATACCACCAGCAATAAATACTACGACGGAAGCGCAGCCAAACTTGACAGCAGCGAGGGTGACTGGATGATGTACGAACCGTTCTTCTGGTCGAAAGGTGTCAATGATTACCTGAACGAGAAATATTACAGCTGTTACAGTTCCAACGGCCCCGACGATATGCCTCCCGTTCCGGATGTGACGGTGCTGACGTTGGATGACATCAAAGGCACGCAGGGCGGTTTCCTTACAGAGCGCAAACTTTTGAGCGGCAAGCCCACGCTGAAAGACTCCTATAGCACGGACAAGACTTATTCGGTCTGCAAGGTGGATGTGCAAGGTTATAAGCGTGTACGTTTTCCGAGTGTTCCCGGTACGGGTTTGGTCGGCAGTCTATTTGTTGACGGCTCCGGAAACGTGGTCAAAACCATCGTGGTCCCTACGATCGGTCTGAAGTTCGAGGCCGGCATGTACTTGATATCGGATGTTCCGGAGGACGCCACTGCCTTGCACTTCTCGATCCTGAACACGGCCGAGTTTGACAAGGTGGTTCTAAGTAACAGCGACAAGATCGAGGATATGGAGCCCGATTGGGTGGCCAACGAGGAGCACCTTTGCGCCGTGGTGGGTAGCAGCGTGGTAGGTAGCAAGTTGCGTTCATGCATAACGGGTAATTCCACGACGGCCAGCATGAACTGGATCGACTTCCATTATTATAGCCAGCAACGTGGTATGCAACAGATAGACGCATTGATGCACTCGCGTATCGCGAACCTGTTTTATGCCCGTTATGGGCGTCGTGACAGCCAGGAACAATGCGGAGGAGGTCAGCATACGAACAACCGCATAACGGGCGGTACGGCAGGTTATGGTATGCAGGATACGATCGGTTATGATGAAGCGTATAAAATAGACGACAAGATCACGAATTCCATCGTGGACGGTTCTATCCACCAGTACGCCTGGTATCGCGGCCAGGACGAGTATGGTTCTCCGACCGTCACCCGGGTAAACAATATCTGTTGTTTGGGCTATGAGGACATCTATGGTCACAAGTATGATATGATGGACGGTGTTGATTTACCCAACGATAGCGGCAACCAGGGCAAATGGCGAATCTTTATGCCAGACGGTAGTATCCGCTTTGTCAAAGGCAAGACCTCGAGCGACCAATGGATAACAGGTGTCGCACACGGCAAGTATATGGATATGGTGCCTGTAGGAAGCGCAAACGGCTCGTCCAGCACGTATTATTGCGATAAATACTACATATCTACCGCAGCCAGCCGTGTGGTTTATCGTGGGTACAACAATGCGAATGCGGGTGGTGGTGTGTCTACGAATCGCGGTTCCCGTCTGGCCTTCCGCGGTCGGATCGTCAAAGCGGAAAGCGTGGAAGCGTACAAGGCGATAGTCGAGAAAGCATGATCGAAAACGGGAGCGAAGCGACAAAGCGCAAAGCGTTTTCGTTCCCGTTTGTGTGATCCGAAGCGAACGAAAAACGGGCGTAAGCCCGTCGAAAATATAAAATCACCGGTGTTTCCGCATGAAAAATAATACCTTTGTGTTTCAAAGGGTGGCGTTTCCTTTAAGCCGTGTGGTTTATCGTGGGTACAACAATGCGAATGCGAATGGTGGTGTGTCGTACGCGAATGCGAATAACGATTCATCGAATTCGGATACGAATCGCGGTTCCCGTCTGAACAACAATCGAAGGAAATTAAAATCGGCGTACAACATCGGGGACTTGTCCCCACCGTGGAGCCGAGGGAAACAAGCCCCGGTAACAGCAGCCCGGAAGGGCTGGAAAACTGAAAAAACAAGCGTCGGGTAGAGTTTGGTAGGCCGTAAGGCTCGAAGAAGTCAGGCCCGGGAGATTGAAGGCCGTGTGGCCGTAATTTGATATAAATGCGTAGAGAAGGTTACATAGTAGAAGAGATTATAGAACCGTCCAATATGGAGGATTCCTTTAATCAAGTCCTTCGCGGCACGAAAAGAAAGCGTAGCCGTCAGGGGCGTTACCTGCTTGCGCATAAGGAGGAAGTGCTGGAGGAATTGACCGCCCAGATCGCATCCGGAAGTTTCAGGGTCAAGGATTATCACGAACGTGAGATCGTTGAAGCCGGTAAACTCCGGCGTATCCAGATTCTTTCCATGAAGGACAGGATAGCCGTCCATGCCATTATGAGCGTTGTGGACGAACATCTGAGAAGACGGTTTATCCGTACGACTTCCGCCAGTATTAAAAGGCGGGGGATGCATGATCTGCTGTCATACATCCGCCGGGATTTGAAGGACGATCCGGACGGGACGCGGTATTGTTACAAGTTTGATGTCTCCAAGTTTTATGAGAGTGTCGAGCAGGATTTCGTCATGTACTGCGTGGGCCGGATATTCAAGGACAAGAAGCTCATATCCATGCTGGAGAACTTTGTCCGTCTGATGCCCGAGGGGATCAGTATCGGTCTGAGGAGCTCGCAGGGACTGGGCAATTTGCTTTTGTCTGTGTTTTTAGACCATTATCTGAAGGACAGGTACGGTGTCCGTCATTACTACCGCTATTGTGATGACGGTGTGGTACTTGGTAAAACGAAAGCGGAATTGTGGAAGATTCGTGATGCCGTCCATGAGCGGATAAACTCTATCGGGCTTTCCATAAAGCCAAATGAGAGGGTGTTCCCGGTGGGCGAGGGCATTGACTTTTTGGGGTACGTGATTTATGCTCCGGACCATGTCCGGCTCAGGAAGCGTATCAAGCAGAAATTTGCCCGAAAAATGCACGAGGTAAAATCGAGAAGAAGACGGCGTGAGCTGGTTGCCAGCTTTTATGGCATGGCCGGTCACGCAGATTGTAATATGTTGTTTAAAAAATTAACAGGCAAAGAAATGAGATCATTTAAAGATTTGAACGTTTCCTATAAGCCGGAGGACGGCAAGAAACGTTTTCCCGGCACTGTGGTAAGCATCCGGGAACTGGTAAACCTTCCCATCATAGTGAAAGACTTTGAAACGGGAATCAAGACAGAGCAGGGCGAGGACCGCTGTATCGTGAGTATCGAGCAGAACGGTGAGCCCAAGAAGTTTTTCACTAATTCGGAAGAAATGAAAAACATCCTTGCACAGGTAAGGGAAATGCCGGACGGTTTTCCGTTTGAGACAACGATAAAGACGGAAACGTTTGGCAAAGGTAGAACCAAATACGTGTTTACATGAAACGAGTAGAAGGAAGTGCCGGCGTATCGCTGCTGGAATGCACGAACCCGGTGAAAGGAAAGTGGCGCGTCCGCTGGGATGTGCAAAAGACGGAAGACGGTTCCGCTTCTTACATGGAAGAGGAGTTCAACCATAAGCCGACCGACGAGGAAATACGGTCAACGGTCACGGCCTGGTATAACCGGGAGACTGACAAGGCCATCCTTTCCGGATTCACATACGAGGGAATTCCGGTATGGCTGTCCAGTGAGAACCAGTTCAACTACAAAGCCGCATACGATCTTGCCGTCCAAACGGGAGGACGGAATCTGCCGGTGACGTTCAAGCTGGGTGCGGATGATGAGCCGTATTACAGGACGTTTGAAACGGTTTCAGACCTTCAGGATTTCTACGTGAAAGCGATGAAGCACATACAAGACGCGTTGTCTGAAGGATGGAAGAAAAAGGACGCATTGGACTTGGCTTTGTATAAAGCCGGGTAATGGATGAATCCCTGCGGGGGAAGGGATAGAAAAAAGCCCCCGGCCTGTTAAATAGTCGTCTCACTTACTATTAAACACAAAACGCTCACAGCGCACGACCGGGGGCAAATACCCTCGTTCGCGCTGTGAGCGTTATTTTTTTGTGTGGCGCATTTGTGCGCCTAATAAGTGAGACATTGCAAAGGTACTAAATTTTTGTTTATATGAAAGTGATAGAGATATTAAACTTCAATCGTGAGTTATTGACGAGGCTTTTAGAATCCGGTATCCGTTTGGAAGATGTCCGGTATGTCAATCTGTATACAGATTATTTTCACCTGCTCAGGGCAGGTGAAAAAATGACGTATATCGTGGCGATACTTGCAGAACGGTACGGTATATCCGAGCGCAAGGTCTACGGATTGATAAAACGTTTCCAAAGTGACTGCAAGCCGCTTACAGTGTGAAGCATGTAATTCATGGCGGGTAGGAGGGAGATTCCGCTATCTTTACCCGTGCAAAACAAAAAGAATCAGCCATGAACAAGTATTACATGATCCTGGACAAGATACTTGGCCGGGGAAAGACTCAAAGTAACAAGAAAGGAAACATTAGATACCTCCTGAACGAACAATTGTCCTTGTCCCCTTTGGACTTGCTGGACATATTCGAGGGACATACTATTGCCCGCCGGAAACTTCGTGATGAGCTTCAATTGTTTATGAAGGGGGAGAGGTCGGTAGAGAAATACCGTGAAGCCGGTATAAGCTGGTGGGATTATTGTGGAAGTATCCTTATAAACAGTTATCCGACCTATTTTGAGCGATTACCCTCTCTGATAGAGAAAATAAACCGGGAGAAACGTTGCAGTAAGAATTATGTGCTGTTTTTGGGTGAGACCGGTGCCGAAAGCAATCAAGTGCCATGCCTTAGCCTGGTGCAGTTCCAGATAGAAGATGACGGCCTGGTGCTGTCCGCTTACCAGCGCAGTTCCGATGCCAACCTGGGCCTCCCAGCCGACATATACCATTTGTACCTGATCGCACGGCAGATTGACCTGCCGTTGAAGTCGATCACCTTGAACCTGGGAAACGTGCACATTTATGAGAATAACATAGACAAAACGTGCCGGTTGCTGGCAGGGGAGGAAGGGGTCCGTTTTGATCTCAATGTATAAGAATCGCTGCAACCTTCGTGCAGCATGCTACGGCCGTTTTCTTTAGCTGGTAGGGATAAAAAGGGGATTTTTGCAATCCTTTTTTAAACCAGAAGCAAATGAGAAGACAGTATCTTTCAGCCCCTCTTCCTTTTCAGGGGCAAAAGCGAATGTTCGCAAAAGAATTTATCAAGGTGTTGAAGCATTATCCGGATGACGCCGTGTTTGTAGACCTGTTCGGTGGTTCCGGCTTGTTGTCGCATATAACCAAGTGCCAAAAGCCTGATGCCACCGTTGTATATAATGACTTTGACAACTATCGACATCGGTTAGAGAATATTCCACGCACCAATGCCTTGCTGGATAAGATTCGGGAGGTGGTGGCATCTGTTCCCCGTCAGAAAGTCCTACCTGAAAAAACAAAAGAAGCCATCCTGTTCCTGATAGAACAGGAAGAAAAAGAGCGTGGTTACGTGGACTATATCACGCTTTCGACCTCCCTGCTCTTTTCCATGAAGTATGCCACTAATTTGGACGGATTGCGAAAAGAAACATTTTACAATACCGTGCGTAAATGTAACTATGATCTTTGCCTTGACTTTTTAAATGGGCTGGAGGTCGTTTCATGCGATTACAGGGAATTGTTCAGAAGGTACAAGGATGTCCCGAATGTCGTGTTTCTGATAGACCCGCCGTATCTTTCCACCGAGGTCGGCACCTATACAATGAACTGGGGGCTTTCCGATTATTTAGACGTGTTGCAGACACTCGTAGGCACGAACTATATTTATTTTACCTCCAACAAGTCATCCATCATCGAGTTATGCGACTGGATGGGCAGGAACAATACCATAGGAAACCCGTTTACAGGCTGCGAGAAAGTGGAGTTTAATGCGCGCATGAATTATAATTCCTCCTATACAGACATCATGCTGTTTAAGAATGCGGACGGGACGGAATACAAAGAGACAGCATAACTACTATGTAAAGATACGATTTTTTGCTAAATTGGCAATGGGTTTTAAGTGATATTTTAGGAGAAAATTCAATAAAAAAGCGTCGTTCAAACAGCTTTCAAAAGGCGTTTGAACGACGCTTGTGTTTTGACCGGATGGTGGGAGTAACCGGGATTTTTGAGCGCATTTCGTTTTTGCTTCAAAAATCGCTTTTCGTTTTTCACGACCATCGCATTTCGTTTTGCGGGATTTA